ATAGAGTGAGCGTTTTTATGTTTATTTTGAGGTTTTTGGCTTCACTTCTTTAGCTTCAGCTTCGGCTTTAGCTTTAGCTTCGGCTTCGGCTTCGGCTTCAGCTTCGGCTTTAGCTTTAGCTTCGGCTTCAACTTCCGCAGGCGGTGTTGTTGTCGAGTCTCCTTTAGGAGGTGCGCTTTTTACCGTAGTGCAATCAGCTGGGCCGATAGCTTTTGCAACATTTTCGGGTACGACATCACCAGCCTCATAGAGACAACCGCCACAAAAAGTACGAATTTTCGTTTTATATGTAGGCATAAATCTTTGTTAGAAAGAGGGGTTTCCCCCTCTCTTTATTGACTAATAATTAGGACGCGGCCGTTCTAAGAACAGCGAACGCCGTAGGAAGACCAACAGCAATCGCGATGCGTTCTGTAACGCGTACGGCTGATTGGTTAGTAGCAAACGTGTTTGCTGCGCCGATAGTAGCTGCATTCGAGATGTCCAACGTCATTTGTTGACGATCACCAAACCACAAATGTGAGAGGTTACCGAAAATGATGTACTTCGTTGAAATAGCCGTTGCTGAAATAGCTGGCATTTTCTCCGAAAGATAAACAGGATAGCCCCAAATTGTGCCAACAGGTGAGCCAGCTGGGCCACCCATGCCAGCCTTCGCGTTATCACCGACCGCTGGAACGGCAAGAGATACAACGTATTGGGAGTTTTGTTTAAGTTTTTGAATAACACCCCAAACGGAACGATGGAGAATAAAGCCCGCACCAGAAAGTGCGAGAGGCTTAATAGCGCTGATTAAATCGCGCAAGTCATCTGCGTCAAGTTCCGAAAAAGTGTCTTTACCTGCTGCCATTGTGACAACATTGACATTTGCATTTCCAAGGATACCCGTGAACGGTGAACCTGTACCGGCAAGACCTTGTTCGTCTTCAGTGCCTGCAAGGGCTTCGCCAAAGAGTTCAGCAAGGATGTTGGTAAGGCTTACATTTGCGTCTGCAAGGAGTTCGTTTGAAAGAACAGTGAGACCAACGGCCGTTTTAGCAGACAAAGCCGTGTTACCAAGAACCAAGTCGGAAGCTGTTCCTGCGACAGCTTCACCCGGAAAACTGACAGTAACGTTAGTTGTCAAGGTTGGAAGATTAAGGGTATCTGTACCCATGTTAATCTTACGAGCAAACTTGCGAACAAGGCCGAAGTCTTCGGCGATGCGTGCGATTTCTGCTGCGTATTCTTCTGGTACAAGGAAACCACCAGCAGATCCTGTCCCCTCGTTCATAGCCTTCATCGAAGCAAGAACGTTCATATCTTTATGAAATACTGCTTTGATGAATTTGGAAGCCTTCTCTCCCTTGGTCATTTTGCCAAGGTCTTCTTCTGAAACGCCTAAGAATGCGGCTGGAATGTTTGCAGCTTTTGCGTCTGCTTTATCCATGCCAAGCTCTTTCATTTTAGTGTCGAGCATTGAATTTACGGAAGCCTCAATTGCTTCTGGTAATGATTTTGACAAAGTATCCTGAAATACAGAAGTAATTTTGTCTTCAAACTGTTTGAAATCCATATGTTATAGATTAATAAATTAAAAGTTCACTAGTTTCGACCTTTGAAAAGTACAAGTCTCTTGGGCTATGGCCGTTTTACAGGCATGAGCCAAGACTTGCGCTTATTGAAGGTTTTTCTTTAATGAACGGTGAAAACCCTCCAGCGTCTTATCTAAGATACGCGAAATCATTTGCAAATCTTCGAGTTCTGACTTTTCGATAACTTTTGATACTTCTTTCTCGGTTTCTTGTAAAGATAGCAGTTCCTCTAACCCGTCCGATACTGTTTTCATAGCGTCAAGAGCTGATTGGATTTTTGTTACCGTCTTTCCTGATAATACGCGCCCCGATTTAGTCGCTTGCTCTTGTTTGAATTCTTCAGATAAAAGACACTTACCGACAGCCCCTTTATATAGCTCGTTATTCTCGTCTTCTATATTTGGTTTGATTTCTGAAATAGCCAGCGCTTTAATGATTTCAGTCAGTTCTACTTTCAAGCCTTCAATGTCCTCCATAGGTGTCTCTGGACGCATGACGACAGACGCGAACGCTTGGCATGACGTAAAAATAGCCTCAATACAAGCATGTTTTGTCATAAATATGTCAAAGGTTTCTTCACTGGCGGCGGTCAAATTGTCTTGTACAGCACCCTTGCCGAATGTTTTGGTAACCATTTTTTCAAAATCTGCCATTCGTCGGAGTGTTAGCGCTTCGGAATTAGCCGGCACTGGTACAAAGGACAATTCAAGCAATTCTGCACGCGTGATGACATTGCCTTGCCGTTCCTTAGGGATGAACCCAACGGAGACAGTCCGGACAATACCGTCATCATATAATTGGCGTATTTGTTGCGCGAAATCTGTATTTGCAAAAATACCCTTAGCAATCCACGCGTTGCCCTGTTTAACAAACGACGTGACCGAGCCAATTGGCGGCAATGAATAATTATGCGCCCAAAGTAACACGGGATTTTTTTGGTACGGTTCAAGCTCCCAAGAGTCGGCTTTAATTATTTCACCGTCACGGTCGACCATGTCGGTTGTTGCCACGACTTCAAACGTGCCGTTCCCTTCTGCCTTTGTAATAAGAAAGGTTTTGAAAACTTCTTTTAGCTGATCCGCTCCTTCTTGCGAATATAACTTTTGTGATTCATTCATATTGATATGCTTAATTGTACCACACTTATCTAATTATTTAAGACCTAAGAAATTATTTTGTGAAAGCCCGTCCTTTAGCTTCTTGCCAGTTGAGCCACTAGACACATGATCCGCAGATGTTTCGTCCCATACAGCGTCCGCTACTTCGGCGGCGGTGAATGGAATGTCCGTGCTAACCGTTATAGCTTGCACGGGTTGCTCTGCCATAACCGTCACATTGAAACCGCCTAGCGTAGGGACAAAAGGGTTAGCGCCTGTTTGGTCCACAAGAATACCGCCTGTGACTGCCAGCACATGATTAGCCTCCTGTGGCCTGATTTTCCATGAGTTTTGAATGAAGGTATAGAATGGGATTGATTTAGGGCCTGAAATAGTATCACCACCAGTAATCCCAAACGCTAAGTCATATTGTACGTTTGTTAATAATACAAGAGCATTTTTCCATAGAGAATAGATACCATTCACATCGTAATCTGTGGCACTTACGTTCATAATGATCCGCTTATTAGGAAAGTCAAACGTCGCATTGTCCACGGCTGCCGCGTCATAAAGCAAGTCAGGCGTTTGAGCGATGGTAATGTTTAAGTCTGTACTAGGGAAAGTGATACCCGTGTATTTGATAACTTCTTTTTCAGCTTTCCAGATAAGCGCATAGTTTCCTGTGATATTACCATCGGATGAGTTCCATTCGTAATCATATGAGAACGTCGTACCAGAGATGATTTCACGTTTAAGCAACTCATTTGATGAGTTAAGTAATACGACCTCCGTACCCACTTCAAGACCAGAGAATGAGAACGTAGGGCTGGCTGTGGTGAGTGGGTATTGGTAAGCGCGTCCTGCGCTGGTGCTTTCTGAATGAATGTAAAGAGAAGTGATAGCGTTAACGTTAGCTGTCACCGTCTTAAATCTCCATTTTAATTTGATACCCACTTCTGGATCAATAGCCGTTTCACTTGGGAGATGGTTAAACCTTAGAGTCCCCGATACTGTGCCAACATTAGCCAAATCAACAACGATAGTCGTCCCGTTCGTGATACTTGTGACTCTAGCGTTAGGTGCGATGTTCGTACCCCAGACATAATCATCAACGCTTACGCCTGTCGTGTCAGTCATGGTTACGTCTGTCGAAGCGTTAACACCACCTGCACCAGCGCGAGAATAGAAAAGGTTTTGAAAAGGAGCAAACCCAGCGCCGTCGTTCTTGTCTAACGCGTAGGTGATATCATAGTTTGTTGCCGTGCCACCTGCGATAACCGCCTCCATGATAGGGAACGTTGTCCCGTGCCCGATATCATAGTCTAGTTGAGTGAATGTAATCTGGTCGCCTACGGTAAGCATGGCAAGCCCACCCGCTGACGTAAATGCTGGTGTCCCTGCGTCAATTGTATAAACGTCGGCTGTCTGCGCCGTTGCCTCGTTCATCAAGAGCGCAATGCGTCCGTTGCCGACTCGATAGCCCAACGTCCCAGATGTTGCCCCTGCATTATTGCCCAGAAATGTGAATGTTGATGAGTCGATGACCGTGACTGTTCTATACCCCAAAGTAGCGGCGGTGCTATCCGTTGAGTCTATAACCGAGATAGTTCTACCAGTTCTTAAATTGTGACCTACTGATGTGACTGTGATCGTCGTACTTGAACGCGCCCATGCTTGCGCGGTTGTAGCGCCAGCAACGCCAGTGACGTAGCCATCTACCCAGTGAGTACCGTAAACAGATGGTCGTCCTGTATATAGCGATGTGCCTGAAACACTCTTTGATGACATGTTTTGACTAGATAGGAGAGGCGCGTGTACATAGTCCGAAAATACGTCCTCAATGGTAATGTCCGAGCTGGCGGTATCACTAAGATAGATATTGACTCTAGCGTGCGGAGTATAGACGCGCTTTATTGTCACATTACTAGCCGAGGCGTTCGCGTTAACGACGAAGGAATAGGCGCATTTCGTCCCATAATATGAGAGTGTGCCAGAAGTGTCAGCAGTGTTATTACAAGCAAATGTAAACGTATCAGCCGTTGGTACGCCTGTCAGTTGTTTACTACCCACAGAAATCGTCCCCGAAGCGGTTGAAATGAGAACATTGACAAAATCC